ACTTATGTTGGTGTGCCGGCAGTCGAATCTGCCGTTCTCGCTGTTTCTGTCGAAGTCTTCCAATCACGAACATCTGCCGGAGGACAACTCGAAGGAGTAGATTTCAATACAATTAGCCCATACCGTCTTGGTCGCGGTTTATTTAACAGAGTGGTTGGGCTTCTTGGAAAATATCTTGATGTGGAATCGCTAGCACAATAATGCCCGCATCCACCGTTGAAATTAGTGTCCGTCAAGCAATCGCAACCGCTTTGGCATCTGTCAGTGCAAACATTTATTATTATGTACCAGAACAGCCAATTACACCGGCTATTTGTTTGGTTCCGGATTCACCATATTTTGAAATTACCACAATTGGTCGTTCATCAATAGATTTTAAAGTGAACCTTGTCATCACAGCAATGGTTTCTTATTCATCCAATCCAGCAGCTCTCGATAATCTCGAGAAGTTGATTGTAAGTATTCTTGCCGCAATTCCGGCAGGGTATGAATTATCGACGGTTGAACGACCGACGGTAACTCAGGTGGGCGCTAGCAATATGCTGGTCGCAGACATTCGCGTGAGTACCTACTACACGCAAACGAACTAAGGAGATCCAATGGCAACTACAGTTGTGACTGGGCGCGACCTTACCCTAACAATTGCTTCAACATCGTATGATGCTCAAGCAACTAGCGCGACCCTCTCAAACGAACACACTATCGAAACGTATCAAACGCTTGATGGTCGTGCATATAAAGCAATCGATGACAACTGGACATTCACAGTTGAACTTCTTTCCGACTGGGGCGCTGCATCATCACTTTGCGAAGCGATGTGGTCAGCGGCAGAGTCATCACCAAACTCAACACTTGCAGTTTCATTAACTGCTGCAACTGGTGCAGTTTTCGCGTTCAACGTGCTTCCAATCTTCCCATCCGCAGGAGGAACAGCACCGGGAGCACAAACACAAACTTGGACGTTCCAGGTTGTCGGTACACCAACCGAAACATTTAGTTAAAAATAAAAGGGAGATCGGGAGCGATGAAATTACCAATCACAATTGAATATAACTCAGGCGAGGTTGCAACATACGTGGCGCAACCTCCTGAGTGGGCTAAGTGGGAAAAAGCAACTGGTCACACAATTTCCAAAGCGCAAGAAGTCATTGGAATGTGGGATCTAATGTTTTTGGCATACAACGCTTACAAACGTGAGAACGCCGGCAAGCCGGTTAAAACGTTCGAGATATGGAGCGAAACAATCGCCGGTGTAACAACTGGTGATGTTGACCCAAAAGTTACCCAGCCGGAAGCCTAAATCGGATCATCGTTGAACTAGCAATAGCAACGGGAATCCCAATGAGCGAATGGATCGAAGCCGAACAAATTTTGACCGCAATCGAGGTATTGGAGAAAAGGAATGGCAACTGAACCAAAAATTCAGTACGACAAATCCGACCTCCGAGGTATCCTCAAAGCGTTCAAGGCTATGGATGAAGCTGCTGCTGATGCCGCTAAGCGTGAGTCTTCTGCTCTTGCTGAGTTTGCCGTTGGTGCTATTAAAGAAACTGCTGCAACTCGCATCGTTGCTGCGAAAGCCGTCCAAAGAGTTGCCGAAGGCGCAAAAGTTTCAAAGTCATCCAAAATCGGAGAATTTTCCTACGGGTTTGCATCCCAGCGTTTTTCTGGCGGTGGTACAACGCAAATCCTATGGGCTGGTCTTGAATTCGGTAGTAATCGATTTAAGCAATTCCCAAATCGAACGCCACGCAAAGGACGAGGGAATTCCGGCTACTTTATCTATCCAACCCTTCGCGCAATTCAGCCTGAATTGATTGCAAAATGGGAAAAGGCATTTAGTGGAATTCTGGAGGAGTGGGCATAATGGCTGGAAGTAGAACGCTTAAGTTATCCATCCTTGCAGATGTCGATGATCTTAAAAAGAAGTTATCGACTGCCGACAATGATGTTCAAGGCTTTGCTGGTCAAGTTGAAAAGTTTGGCAAAGTAGCCGCTGCTGCATTTGCTGCCGCCGCTGCTGCCGCAGCTGCTTACGCCGTAAAAATCGGCATCGACGGAGTTAAAGCGGCAATTGAAGATGAAGCCGCGCAAAAGCGTTTAGCGCTTTCACTTGAAAATGCCACTGGGGCAACAAATGAGCAAATTAAAGCCGTCGAAGAACAAATTCTGAAATATCAACTTGCTTATGGTGTATCGGACAAAGATTTGCGTCCGGCGTTACAGCGTTTGGCTTTATCCACAAATGATTTGACCAAAGCGCAGGATCTTCTATCAACAGCGCTCGATGTCAGTGCTGCAACAGGAAAACCGCTTGAATCAGTAACTAATGCAATTGCTAAGGCATACGATGGCTCCAACACGGCATTGGCTCGTTTGGGTGTTGGCTTATCCGCTGCCGAACTCAAGTCGATGTCATTTGCGCAAGTACAAAAGCAATTGAACGACACGTTTGGTGGAGCAGCGCAAGCACAAGCGAATACCTATCAAGGACAACTTGCCCGATTGACTCAGACATTCGAAGAAGCAAAAGAATCGATTGGCGCTCGGTTATTGCCAGTTCTTCAAACTTTATTCGATACTTTCCTCAACAAAATTGTTCCAGCGATTTCAAAATTCTCAACTGTTTTTAATCCGATCAAAAATGCCATTGATGACAACAAGGAAGCCTTCAAAACGCTTGGTGAATTCATAATGAAATACATCGTGCCAGTCTTCGTCGATGGACTTGGCGCAGCAATTGGATTTATTTCGAAAGTTATCGCTGGCGTTATCGATGTAATCGGATCGGTAATCAATGGAATAAAGACAGCCGTTTCATTTGCAATCGACGGCATAAATACATTAATAAAGGCTTACAACGCGGTTCCATTACTTCCAAACATTCCTTTGATTTCTAAACCATCAACTTCATCGGCTCCAGTCGTTTCGGCTTCAATACCGACTGTTAAGGCTCCGACTATCAATGTACCGACTGTTTCGACTCCAGCAGTCAGCGCTCCAGCGGCTTCAGCCGCAGCAGCTGCGGCAACTGTCAGTGATGTAATAGTTCCAATGGGTGCTGTTGGTCGAGGCGAATATTCCGATACATACAACAATTACATCAACATCACTGGCGCAATCGATCCAGAATCAACTGCTCGCCAAATAATTGACGTTCTCAACTCCTCAGTTGCTCGCGGCGGTGCTGGTTCAAATACCGCATTAATGGCGTGATATGAGTCTTTGGAATCCGGTTTGGCGCGTTACGGTTGATTCAACCACTTACGAATCAGTAACGGTTAATAATCTTGTCATCACATCTGGTCGCACAGACATCAACACTCAACCACGTGCCGGATATTGCCAATTTGAAATTCTTAATTACACCAATGAAGCGGTAACATTTAATGTTGGCTCGTCAATGCTAATCGAAGTCAAAGATTCATCTGGCGCTTATGTCGCTTTATTCGGTGGTTATGTGACCGATTTGACCGAAGCAGTTCGAGCTGCTGGATCAGTTCAATACATAACCAGCGCACAAGTCACTGCTCTAGGTGCTTTATCAAGACTGCCAAAAGCAATCACTGCGGGCGTTTTATCTCAAGATTATGACGGCAATCAGATTTACACTTTACTTGCTGCACTTTTACTCAATACTTGGGATGAAGTAAATCCGGCTTTTACTTGGAATGATTTTGCAGCAACTACAACTTGGGCAAATGCCGGAAATGTTGGGCTTGGCGAGATTGATACTCCTGGGCAATTTACCTTGGAAAACCGTTCATCAAGTGAAACGGATGTTTATTCCTTGGCATCTGAAATTGCTCAATCTGGTCTTGGTTATCTTTATGAAGATGCGAACGGAAACGTCGGTTATGCCGATGCCGCTCACCGTCAAAATTACCTTGCATCCAATGGCTACATTGATTTGAGCGCCAATGATGCGCTTTGGCAAGGTATCCGCACACTGACTCGATCGGGTGATATTCGCAATCAAATAGCCATTAACTATGGAAACAACTTCGGCAGCCAAAAGACTTCAACAAGCACCGCATCCATTACTGCCTATGGGCTTCAAGCCGAAACCATCAATTCTCGAGTTCACAACGCGACAGATGCCCAAACAATCGCCGACCGATACATCTCTCTGCGCGCTTATCCAAATGCCAAATTTGACTCAATCACATTTCCAGTCGGATCTCCAGAGATTGATAACAGCGACCGGGATGCTTTACTAAACATCTTTATGGGGATGCCAGTGCGCATAACCAACCTTCCGCAAAATATCGTGGGAGGTCAGTTCGAAGGTTTCGTTGAAGGATGGACATTTAGATCGACGGTCAATGGTCTATCGCTAACCTTTAACGCTTCACCAACACCGTATTCACTCGTTTCAGTCAAATGGGAAAGCGTAAGCGCCTCAGAGGCTTGGAACACGTTATCTAGTACACTTACGTGGGAAACCGCGATTGGAGCCGTAGCCTAATGCCTAGTACAACAAATTTTGGCTGGACAACCCCAGCAGATACCGATTACGTCAAGGATGGCGCTTCGGCAATCCGAACACTCGCCGGTGGCATTGATACATCGATGGCGCAGCTAAAAGGTGGAACGACCGGACAGATTCTTTCAAAGACAAATGGAACTGATATGGCGTTTACTTGGATCAATAACGATCAAGGTGACATCACTGGTGTAACCGCTGGAACCGGCTTGTCGGGTGGCGGCACAAGCGGATCAGTGACTCTTTCAATCGATACAGCGACCACAGTTGATTTGTCAACATCTCAGACTTTAACGAATAAAACACTGACAGCGCCAAAATTGAATTTATCGTTCAACGCTCAAACCGGAACTACTTACACATTACTCGCTGCTGATTCAGGAAAATTAGTCACTGCATCAAATGCTTCGGCAATCACCGTAACAGTTCCACCATCGGTTTATTCGGCTGGCGAGCAGATACATATTCAACAAATAGGTGCAGGACAAGTTACCTTCGCACAAGGCTCAGGCGTAACAATTACTTCAACTGGAGCAACTGCAAGCGCACCAAAACTACGCGCACAATACAGCGCAGCAACAATTATCTGCACAGCAAGCAACACGTTTACCATTGTGGGCGACCTGTCTTGATCTTAGGAATTATTGCTTCGGGCATAACGAAGTCAAAATTAGTCACTAATTCGTACGAATCAATTGCAACTGTGACGGTCGGTGCTGGCGGTACTTCATCAGCAACTTTCTCTAGCATCCCAAATACGTACTCTCATTTGCAGGTACGAGCATTTGCTAGAACAGATCGTGCAACGACCACAGACACATTATTCGTGAAGATAAACAGCGACACAGCAAACTATTACACACACGGACTCTATGGAACTGGCTCGGCTGCAGCTGCTTATTCCGATAATACAAACCCAACTTATTTTTCTGTTGCATCTGGTTCTAGCGTGGGTTCAAACGTATTTGCTGTCGCCGTTTGGGATTTGCTCGACTATGCTTCAACTAACAAATACAAAACCATTCGAGTTTTACACGGTTACGATGACAACGGAAGCGGGACAATTCGTTTGACTTCTAGCCTTTGGGCTTCAACTTCTGCAATAACCAGTTTAACAATTCAAGGCACTTCATCACAGAATCTTGTTCAGTATTCTCATTTCGCACTATACGGGATAAAAGCATAATGGCATCAACATACGAACCAATTGCAACGACTACGCTTGGTAGTGCGGCTTCTTCTGTCACGTTCTCGTCAATCAGTAGTAGTTACACCGATATTGTTCTAGTCGCTAACGGCGCATTAAGCTCGGCATACGATTCAATCGAGTTAAGACTCAATGGAGATACTGGAACAAATTATTCGCGAACCTTTTTATCTGGAAACGGATCGTCGGCTTCATCTGGTAATTCAACGAATACCAGTTCTTTAGCATTAGGTCTTATGGGTACTGAAAACTCAACCGACATTTTCCATCTCAATAATTATTCTAACAGCACGACTTACAAGACTGTCATTTCACGAGCAAACACGGCGAGTAACACCGTACGTGCTGCGGTAGGAACTTGGCGTTCTACGTCGGCTGTTAACCAAATTCAAGTAATTGCTACTAGCGGCAACTTCATTTCAGGTTCTACATTTACCATCTATGGAATCAAGGCGGCATAATGGCAGCGACATTCACCAAAATTGCTACTGTTACTGTTGGAAGTGGTGGGGCTAGTTCGATTGATTTCAGTTCAATCCCTGCAACGTATAATGACCTTTGCTTGAAATTATCTGCTCGTGGTTCTGCTACTGGTGGAGCTTATGCGCATTATGCAGTAGTTTCTTTCAACAGCAATACTTCTAATCGTTCTTGGCGCAGGTTGGCTGGTTATTCCAGTTCTACATATTCGGACAACAGCAGTTCTGTTATCACTATGGGAAGTATTCCAAGTTCAGGTGCTACCGCAAGTGCGTTTGCAAATTGTGAATGGTACATTCCAAATTACGCAGGATCGAACTATAAATCTTGGTCTATTGATGCGGTTGTTGATACCAATTCTTCAACGGATTGGGAAAATTATTTTATGGCGCATTTATGGTCTAACACTTCCGCAATAACCTCAATAGGTATAACTCTCGATTCAGGAAACTTCGTTCAATACTCGACCGCAACCCTTTACGGAATCAAAAACAGTTAGGAAATAATATGCCAACAAAAATCGTAGTGGACTGCTCAACTGGTATCGCTTCCGAGGTAGAACTTACCGCAGAGGAAATCGCACAACTAGAAGCAGACGCAGCAAAAGCCGAAGCGGATCGCAAGGCAGCCGACGAAGAAGCTGCACTTAAAGCAGCACAAAAGGCTGAACTGCTTGAGCGTTTGGGCATCACAGAGGACGAAGCAAAACTTTTACTTGGATGAAACCAAAACTTTGCGCAGCGGGGAAAACATTACGCGAACAAATCGATGATGCTTTCCTTGACCGAGATCGATCTTCCGATGGATGGATCGGTGATTCCCGTCATTCGGCTCGTGTGTCTGACCATAACCCTGACGAGTTTGGCTGGGTTCGCGCCATTGATGTTGACAAGGATCTTCGATCCCACAAATCAGCGGCGTTCGATCTTGCGGATCAGTTGCGTATATGTGCAAAAACCGACAAACGGATAAAGTACATAATCTTTAACAAAAACATCGCATCACAAAAATCAAAATTTGAATGGAAGCCGTACACCGGATTGAATCCGCACGAGCATCACATTCACATAAGTTTCACTGAATTGGGCGATAACTCAATTGCTCGATTTGATATACCAATGCTAGGAGGAAAAGGTGAAAGCGGAGAATCTAATGAAAGCGTTCCAGTCGTACAGTCGTGCGCTCTTTGTGGCTGTAATAAGCACGTATCTCGCTAACCCAGACGCTAGCATCAAACAAATCGTCACAGCAGCTCTTGTGGCTGTCGCTGCACCGATTCTTCGAGCCATCAATCCAGATGACAAGGATTTTGGCGTGGGGGCAAATGATAAATGGGTGTAAAAGACTGGGCTCCGATAGCGGCTTCGATTGCCGGAACTGCGGCTGCACTCTTTGCCGGGTTGAGGTTCTTAATCAAGTCATACCTTCGGGAACTGATTCCCAATGGTGGCAATTCGATGAACGACCGAATACGTAGGATCGAGGACACGCAGGTCGAAATGCTGGCACTGCTTGGATCAGTAGTAAAATCCTCTTATGCCACCAAAACGAAAAAAGGTCGCAAGAAAACGGCGCGGCGCTAAAAACCAAAACATACTCACTGCTATTGACGTTTATGCGATAGCGCAAAATGAGTATTACAACGCGCTTTTAAATGCCGGATTCAAACACGAAGTGGCTATGGCTTTTGTTATGGACAAGGATGCTTTGCCTAACTGGATGATTCCTAATCCACCATCCGAACAAATCCCCATTTATGATCCTGAAGATGACGAGGATGACGATTAAAGAGTCCGAGTTATTTGAAAAACTCAAAGGGTATTTTCCCGACCTAGTTAAGTCAGAACAATTTGATAAATGGGACTGCTTCACCGCCGAACACAACACCATCATCGAACTCAAGTGCCGACATACGCACTACGATGAATTATTGATTGAACGACCAAAATGGGATGCACTAGCCGATAAAAGGGCTTCAGAGGCTCTAGGAACCCTTTACGTCTGTTCCACGCCAAAAGGTACGTGGGCTTGGAATTTAGGGGCTATAAACGCCCCAGAATGGCATTTAAAGCGCCTTCCACGAACCACCGAACACGTGGGTAGGGATTGGATTACAAAGGAGATTGGGTATCTCCATATTAAGGATGCGACACGCGTTCATTTCCCAGAGTAGACAAATTCGAATTCGAGGAGTTTAATTCCATTTGAAATTCCAATTCGGGGTTTCAGAATGGGAGCAAAATGCCAATTCGGTTTGATGAAGAATCGGGTGCATATTCGGACGGAAAACGGTTCGT